AGGAAAAGATGGCTCGTAGAAATTACAGATTAGAGTATCAAAAATATCAATCGTCACCAGAACAAAAACTAGATAGAGCATCTAGAAACAGAGCTAGACGAAATTTAATGGCACGTGGAGTTGTTGCTAAAGGAGATGGTAAAGATGTAGACCACAAAGATAGCAACCCACAAAATAATTCGCCAGATAATCTAAGAGTAACTTCTAGAAAATTAAATAGAGGAAAATTTAGAGTTCAATACAAACGTTAATAAAAGGATAAATATATGTGGTGGAATATAATACCAACAGTTTTTAAAATAGGTTCTGAAATTTATAAAAATAATAAACAATCTGAACTTTTAGAATCTGAAGCTGAACGTAAATATTATGAACGTATGTCAAGAGGAGAAATAGAATATAAACGAGACGTACTTGATGACCAGCAAAAAGGTTGGAAAGACGAGCTAGTCTTAATTATTGTGTGTTTGCCCATAGCTTTATTAGCTTGGTCTTTATTTTCTGGAGACCCTTTAATACAACAAAAATTAGATTTATTCTTTGAATACTTTAACAAATTTCCGGATTTTTATAAAATATTAGTTGTAGGTATATTCGGTTCTATATATGGACTTAAACCCGTTGTAGACGTATTTTCTAAAAAATAAATAATATGTTTAATAAAATTTTAAATAGACTAAATAATTATTTAACTAATTTATTATGGAAACAAGAACAAAAAAAAAGAACAATAAGATTTAAAAAAGTAATAACTAAAAGTAATAAATTTAAAAGGAAATAATTTTATGACCAACAATTTTCCCTACAAAAAAATTAAAGGAGAATTGCATTGGTTAGATGCTAAATCTATAACTGGTTGGGCTTCTAAAGAAGATATAAAAGAATTAAAACCAGCTACTTGTGTAACTAGTGGTTGGATATTTGAGGAGACAAAAGATTATATTAAAACATTTTCTACATACTCTTTAGATGAAGATGGAAATATTGAGTTCGGGGAAATAGTGGTTATACCTAAACAATGGGTAGTTAAATAATGAAATACAAAAATTCAAAACAGAACTATTATTGTATATGGAAACTGTGGGCTGGGTTTTGTGCATTATTAAATGGTTGTAAATGTAAACCGAAATGTAAATGTAAGGAATGTAAATGTCAGAAAAAATAAGAACACTAGAAGATCTACACGAGTTGTTAGCTAAAACTTTACTTGATAAAATCAAAGACCCAGAAGTTAAAAGTGCAGACCTAAATGTAGCCCGTCAATTCTTAAAAGATAACAACATAGACTGTATTCCAAGACAAGGAAATTCAATAGGTAAATTAGCCGAAGAATTACCCTTTAAATTAGAAGATTTAGAAAGTATAGTGCAGGACAAGGAATACAACTAAGCAACGCATATACGTGCGTTAAAATCGGAAATAGAGGCTATTTATGAGTGATATAACACGAGACTTTAGGAACTTCTTATTCCTAGTGTGGAAACACCTTAATATTGAGCCTACTCCAGTCCAATATGATATAGCTGATTTCTTACAAAATGCTCCTCGTAGAAGTGTCATACAGGCATTTCGAGGTGCAGGTAAATCTTGGATTTGTAGTGCATTTGTTTGTTGGAATTTATTACGTAACCCAGATTTAAAATTCTTAGTAGTATCTGCTTCTAAAAATAGAGCAGATGACTTTAGTACATTCACTAAAAGATTAATTAGTGAAATGAATATATTAAAACACCTTACACCAAAGGCAGACCAAAGGGGAAGCAACGTGTCCTTTGATGTCGCTTTGGCAAGAGCATCTCACGCACCTAGTGTTAAATCAGTTGGTATAACTGGACAGATAACTGGTTCGAGAGCTGACTATATTATTTCAGACGACTGCGAAAGTTTAAACAACTCATTGACACAAACAATGAGAGATAAATTATCAGACAGCGTAAAAGAATTTGAAGCAGTCTTATCTCCTAATGGTAAGATTATGTTTTTAGGTACACCTCAATCAGATATGAGTTTGTATAACGAGTTACCAACTCGTGGATATGAAGTTCGTATATGGACTGCCCGTATGCCTGAAACTAGTAGGATTATTAAGTATGGTAATAAGTTAGCTCCATTTGTTATTAATAGTAAAATATCTAGTGGTGACCCTATTGACCCTAAAAGATTTACTGACATAGACCTAAAAGAGAGAGAAGCATCTTATGGTCGTTCTGGATTTGCTTTACAGTTTATGTTGGACACTACTTTATCCGACAAAGAAAGATTCCCACTTAAATTGTCTGACCTAGTAGTTATGGACATAGACAACAAGATAGCACCAGTACAAGTAGCTTGGGCTGGAACACAAGAATATGTTTGTGATGATTTACCTAGTGTCGGATTTACAGGAGACAGATTTCATAAGCCTATGTTTATGTCTACGGAGTTTGATGCTTATAGAGGTTCAGTAATGGCTATTGACCCTAGTGGTAGAGGAAGTGATGAACTAGGTGTTGCTATTATAAAACAATTAAACGGAAACTTATACTTACACACTTGTAAGGGATTACAAGGTGGTTATAGTGAAGCTAACTTAATAACTTTAGCTAAGATGGCTAGAGATGCTGAAGTTAATATGGTTATTGTTGAGAGTAACTTTGGTGATGGTATGTTTACACAATTACTTAAACCAGTAATTAATAAATATCACCCAGTCACTATTGAAGAAGTTAGTCACTCTAAGCAAAAGGAACTAAGGATAATAGATACTCTAGAACCCTTAATGAACCAGCACCGACTAATTGTTAGCCCACAGCTTATTCGTGCTGACTTTGATACAAACGACCCACACTACCAACTGTTCTACCAATTAACTAGAGTAACTAAAGATCGTGGTTGTCTACGTAATGACGATAGACTAGATGCTTTAGCAATAGGTGTAGCCTACTGGATTGAGCAATTGTCGGTAGACAGTACAAGACAAGTAGAAGATTTCAAAGATAGGAAGCTACAGATTGAATTAGATAAGTTTATGGAACACGCTATAGGTAGAAGACCTAGTGGAGATAACTGGATAAAGATATCCAACTAACCACTACCAACACCAATAGATACTAATAATAGACTACTACTAGTTCCTTATTAAGTGTTATTATAGTTAGTATTAAGTATTAACCTAGTTCCAATACAAGTAGTTACTAGTAGTACCTGCTGGGGAATATCCACTAAACACTACAATATAGACCATTTGTCTATTTTATCGTGATTTGCGTAGGTGTCAAATACTTTTTTTAAAAAAATATGAAAGGGTATCTCGGAATCTTCACTGTCCAAAAACCCCCCTCAACCCCTAGTTGTACAACTTTTAATTGTATTTTAAAATACCCGTGTAAATTGTAGGTTATTAGACTACAAGCCAAAAAGATAAACTATCTTTTATTATTATTGATTATTATTAATTGAAAAAAAAGTCTCACTTAAAAGAGACACAAGGCGTATCTGTTTTTTTTTATTCTAAGTATTTATGTTTAGATATTTATTTAATTTTTTACCTTTAGAATAAATAGTATTATCACTTAGCCAAATATGTTCATCTTGAAAAGTATAACCTACCCTTTTAAAACTCTCTCTAATACCATTAATTGACCGTCTACCTAAATTTCTAATTAGTAATAATTGGTGTAAAGTATATTTATTATTTAATATATCTGATATTAAAATATTATTATTTTTAAATGCCTTCTCAACTCTCTCGCCTAAATATTCAATTTCTGTACTTTGTTTAATTCTCATACACATAGTTAACAATTACAACTTTCCCCGTCTTGAAAAGACCGTTCACAATCATCACAGTACCAGTCATTATTTTCTTCTTCTTCGGTATCTATTTGAACTGTTGGAATAGGAATATTTAAACTTTTATAAGTTTTTAAACTTTCATCAAATTCGACTAAAAACTTCTTTTTATTCATAATAAAACTTATTTAAATCAATTTTAAGGGGGTATGTTTAGACCTTACCTTACCTAAGTACCCCCTAAAATTCCTCTTAATCTTTTTTGTTTTTATTCATCTCAACTAAATAATAAATATGATTATCTAGTTTAGCTTTTTTAGTAATGCGTTTAGTTATTAAAACATCTATTCCGTAAAATATAATGAATAGAATAAACACACTAAAAGCTAACACTAAAAACAAAATTAAATCATCTAATAAATAATTATCCATTTTGTTTTATTTTAGTTTAAAGTTTTAAACTTGCTCTCTAATTCCATTAAATAGAACTTAGCAAATTTAGTTATAACCAACTTATTACCAATTTTAAAAAAAGGCGATTTAGAAACAAGGGCTTTATAATACTTGTTTCTAAAGTCATTAACTTTTATTACAGCTAAAAACCTTTTTATATTATCGGTCTTACTTATCATTAACATATTAAAAAAAGACTATCATAAATCAGAAATTAATTAAACATATTTAAATAATTAAATTCAATTCAGGTCAGGTCAGGAATAATTAAAATATTTTACACTCCAACGCACCCCAGCAGATACTAAAAAA